CGAAGGAAATCCTGTACTCTCATCTGCTAAAACCCTAGCCTTATCAAATAGTTGCATGTTTTCTTGTGCGACATTTGGGAACTTAGTACCGAAGATTGCCTGACCCGGAGCACCGCCTTGACGACGGAAGACCTTACCGGGATACACAGATAGGTCTTGACCCGGTACTAGGTTAGTCTCGTCTACTTCAATAATCAAGTTACCAGATAGTGCAGCGTTATCAATAGCCATACGCATAAAGCCATTCATCAGCGTCTGCGTGTCATCCATATTCTCTGCAATACCTACGCCAAAGAAGCTGTATGGGTTATGCTCATAAGGTACAGCGTAGTAAGGAATGCGTGTAGGTTTGAATGGGTTTAGTACCATACGGATTACTTCACCGTTACACACCCATACGTTAGCGTTCACTTCATCTAAGTCTTTAAGCTCTGAAGGTACTTTTAGGCCGTACTCTTCTAGCATATCTGTATCAATGTAACCCCAGAACTCCAACACTTCCCAGCGCTCTGATGTAGGCTGAGTGTCGTCGTCTTCCATAGTCATTTCCCAGTACTTCTGTACGTAGTCTGGGCCTTTAGCTACAGCCATATCCACTGCGTCACTCATAAAGTAAGGACGGTTCTTTAGAGAGCGTAGCTGTGTTCGTGACATCTTGTGACGCTCAACAGTATACTCTGCGTCTTGCATAGACTTAGCTTCTGGGTCAGGATAGAAGTCCCACGCAGATACGTGACTACACTCTGGTACTGTCTTGATTAGCGGGTCATACTCACCTTCGTCATTCCAGTTAGGATACTCTTTATCTACAGCAAACGGGCCTTTCATGACACCTGTACCAAGTAGAGCCATCTCAAACGCCATAGAGCGTAGGTGTGTAGATGCACCAGACTCATTTAGCTGGTCATGAATCTTCTTTTCCATCTTCTTAGCTGCAACCATAGCAGGATGGAATGTTACTGTAGTAGGTGTAGTACCATCACCTTCAATAATCTTATCTGATACTGAAGAGAGTTTATCTTGTAGTGGACCTAAACGACGCTTCAAGTCATTAAGAGTTTCACCTGGTTGTAGCTGTGTATTACCATCTAGTATAAACGGTTGTGAAGGTTTGTTCTCTGTAACACCACGTAAAGCATCGCCAGCCTGTGCTGCATTAGGGTCAATGTTAATGTGTACTGACTCTGCAACACCATCAGGTAGAACTGAAGGGTCTACTGTTAGTGGGAACTTATTGTTACCAAATAGTACGTCAACAATCTGACCATATGCTGCTAGCGTTTTAGTCTTAGTAACCTTAACAAAGATGCGAGACTTTTCTGTGTCAGTAAATTGTACGTCTGAACTATAGATACCACGATAGTTGCGATAAGCTTTTAGCCACCGCTGTTCGTCTGCATAACGTGCGTCTTCTGCTCGTTTATAGCGCTCTTCAACAAAGCCTACTACGCTAGACTTCTCTTTAAAGATGCTATCATCACTGTCTTCTGCAGCTACGACTTCATCAGTTTCAAACATTTCTTCTTGTTCTGCCATACTTAGTACCCGAATTTAGGATCACTAGCTTGAAAACCAGTGCGTTGTGTTGCTGGGTTGAAATCCCATATGCTGCTGCGTGGACGTGTCATGATACCGTAGCGTAGAGCGTCATACAAGTGATCCTCTGCGTTTGTATCTACATCTTCTGGGTTTTTCTTATCCAGAGGAATGCTTGGAATCTGTGCAATGGTGTTCATGCAACTATCCATAAATACTAGACGTGGCTTCTCAGTAAATTCATCTACCTGTAAACGTCTGTGTATTTCGTTTTTACCTGCGACACGAGAGCCTCTACTGCGATCTGACGGACGCCAACGGCAACCCTTCATGTTCATTTGCTCTGCTAGGGATGGCCCCGTGTCGCCTCGGTTGTGCCACAAAGAGCTATCGAGCACACCGTATCTCATACCACCGTCATGCTTCTCTGCGTCTAATATCATATCCGCTAGATCGGAAGCTGTAACTTTAGAACAATATAACTCTCTGTAAACAATGAGTTGCTCGTCAGGGGCAACAGCGAACCAGAGAACGCCTGTGTAAGAGCCGTAGCCGTAGTCGCAAGCTCTAAATTTAGTCCAGCTATCTGGTATTTCAAAAGAGTCAACAACGTGTATATTCCTATCGAACTCTGGGAATGCAGCCCCTTCGTTAATGTCCCAATTACCCTCTAAGAGCTGCTTTCTTTGGTGCTCTGGTAGTGATAGAAGCATCGCTTCATAGTCACCTGCTTCTGCCAGATATGGGTTATCAAATAGACTTGCAGGTATAAAACGGCGCTTGAATAGAGGCTGACCCTCTTTACTGTGTCCCTTAGGGAACGTAATAGTGTCGCCAGTTTCAATGTTAGTAGCCCAAAAAGGTTTTCCTGCTGGCGCTGGGTCAATAAACATCTTTTTAACCCAAGAGTGACCCGCACCACCTGGGTTGGTTGTAGCTCTCATATACAAACCTAAGTCTGTAGCGTGTGCACTACGTAGACGTGATCTCATATAATCCCAAGCGTAAGGTGTAGACCATTGAGTAAGTTCGTCAAATCCAATCCAGTTAAAAGCCTGACCTTGGTATCGTGTGACATCAGTATCCTTGTCGAGGTATGACATCCAGAGTCGTCCACCTCTAGGGCTTGTCCATTGTGACTTACGCTCTGACCACTTAATTCCCGGTACTGCACGAGGGTATAACTCCTGAGATTTCTGAATAAGTTCCCTTAGTTCTTCTGTAGTGTGACGTACAAGTAGGCCACTAAAGTTAGGATCATTCAAGCCATGTAGAGGGTCAGCAAGCATCGCATACGATTTGCCACCACCTGCTGCCCCGCCATACAGTACTTCACGTTCAGAGGAACTCAGGAAGTACGTCTGGGGGCCGGGGTTTGGCTTAAACACAATGTCTTGCGCTAGCTCTACATCAAACTCAGGTTCTATTGCACGAGCAGGAACAGTCTCTGTCTGAGGGAGTGCGACTGCTTCAACTGTCTTTTTCCTCTGAGTACGCCCCGACCCCACGGCTTTCGAGTTTTTCGATTTCCGCAAGGGTTTCTTCAAGCCATTTGGCGAACTTACGTTTAATTGTAATTGCCTTTTTACGTCGTTGTTCAAGTTCTACTCTTTTCTTCAATCCCATGTGCGAAATGTAACGACCTGTTTCTTTCGATAACCAGTTTGCTACAGCTCGATAACTATACTGTTGAAGATGACGTTTTGCAAGTTCTAATGCTTCAAGCTCTTCTACTACAGGAATAAGTAGACGGTCATTCTCAGGATGTTCTGCATAGCCGAAGGGTATCTTCTGTGTTACCCTGACTATTTCGTGCCAATCTTTGTTGTAAGGTGATTTAGGCTTAGGCAGTTGCCATTCACCTAAGTCTCGCTCAGTTGGAAGTTTCACTGTTACTCATTATTGCCTTCTTTGGGTGGTAGATAAAAAATGCCACCTGAAGAAGTGACATCGACCTTATCTACTTTACCAAGGCCAGCACGGTCAAGCAAGTCTTTTGCTGCGACCATCTTTTCTTTAATACCTAGCTCAGTAGGATCATATAGAGCGCCAACCATAGCCATAGCAGCCTTGGGCGCAGTACGAGCAAAGTAAGTACGTGTTTTGTCTGCGATCTCATCTTTTAGAGCCTCTACAATAGCAGTAGTAGACGAGTTGGGGTCATAGCCAGCTAGTTTCTTAGCAGCTACAGCATCCCCACCCGCCTCATCAAATAAGACCTCAAGAAATTTTGCCTGTTTTTCCGTAAGATTCTTCGCCATATATAATCTCTCTTATCTGGCTGCGACCAATACCTAGGTCACGTAGTTCACGCTCAGACAGCATTTGTAGTAAGTGATAATCTGCGCGTTTCTGTTGTGCTAGCTCAATTGCTTTCCATGCACGTTTAATTAAGTTAAGCATCACATATCTCCTTTTGTTGTGTGCGGAGATAGTTATACTTGAAAGTAGGTCAGGTAGTAGTACCTATTTATGCATACCCGTTACCCGATAGGTACAAACGTTTCTGTTACTGTAAGGATGGTATCTATGTGTGCTGCTGTGTCAGGCGTGATCTGTAGCTTATCACCCGGTTGTAGCACTAACTCAATATCAGCAAAAGTTACATATTCATCTGCACCAAGGTTCTTACCTTCTAAGAAGTGTGACGTATAGTTATCTGCTGCTACGTACCACTCAATAGTAATGTTAGTATTGCCTGTAGTGTTATGCACATGTAGATAGCTGATCTCTGCTACACAATTAGCAGGGCATACATATACATCCTCTGTAGTAGTGCCAGTATTGTGACCCCACACAGATCGTTTACGTGCTGATTTACCCTGCTGTAGTAGTGACATTAATCACCGTCCTCTACAACAGCTTCCACTTTTTTAGGCTTAGCTTTTGGTTTTGGCTTAGGTTTGCTCATTTCCATCTCAGCTTCTTGACAGATAGCTGTAATGTTAGGGTCACTACAGTTAGCGTTACCAAAGCGATCTTCACCTGCTGCTTGGTTACCATATGCGTCACGTACAATGCCGTGCTCGTCTACCGTGTAACCCTTAGCTTCTAGAGCCTTTTGGTATTTGTGGTAGTATTTTTGCATTACATGTTGCCTTATTTGTTTTTATCTCTAAAAGATTGAGAACCGCCGATAAGGTTCTCTGACACTTGAGATGGGCGTAGATTAATATACTCTTTTTGAGAGCTTTTACCTGACCTAACTTTTACAGACATTGGGTTATTCCAACGTTGGCCTGTAGAACCGCTACGACCTGAATAAGTTTTTAAGCGTTTAGATGGTGCCAAATGTGATGTATTACGTGCCATTACTTTTTGTATCCTTTTGCTGG